AGCTTCTCCTGGCGTGAACTCATGATTGCTCAGGTGCTGTTATGGGGAAACCATTACAGCTGGATCAACACGGCGGCCAATGGGGTAATCAAAAACATCTGGCCGTTACGCCCTGACAAGACCAGCGCGTTCATTGATCCGCTTCTTGGGCTTCAGTATAAAACTGAAATCAACGGCATAAAAAAATCCTTTGACCATAGCCAGATCATTCACGTACCAGGCATGAGTTTTGATGGTTTGAATGGACGGTCAATAATATCCTGGATGGCCGAATCGATAGGGCTTGGAATCGCCATAGAAGAATTCGGCGCATCGTTCTACGGCGATGGAGCGCTCCCTGCCGGTGTGCTTGAGCATCCCGGAAAGCTGGATGATTCTGCCGTAACGCGCATCAAGGAAGGCTGGAAGCAGCAGTACGGCGGACTGTCGAACGCACAGAGCATCGCGGTATTACGCGAGGGCATGAAGTTCAACGCGCTGTCCGTGAATCCGGTCGACGCCCAGGCGCTTGAGGCAAAACGCTTCCAGGTATCCGACGTCGCCCGCGGCTTCCGTGTACCGCTCATGATGCTACAGTACGATACCAACGTAACCACCTTCGCAAGCGCCGAACAATTCATGCTGCAGTTCAGGCAGTTTACCATCCAGCCGTGGGCTGTCCGCATCGAACAGGAACTGAATCGAAAAGTATTTTCTGCGCAGGAACAAAAAACGTATTTTGCGGAATTCAATCTTGACGGGCTCCTGCGTGGTGATTTCAAGACCAGGCAGGAAGGCCTCAAAACCATGCGCCAGAACGGAATCATAAATGCCGACGAATGGCGCGAGTTTGAAAACATGAACCCGCTACCGGACGGAGTCGGAAAGGTGTATCTGAATCCGCTCAATATGGCACCGGCTGGCAATCCCCAGGGCGATGATACAGGAGGCGACGTGTGAAACAGGAACGCATGCAGTTCCAGGCAGAGTTCCGGTCGATAGACGATGGCAAGGGTGGATTGAGAAAGATCGTCGGTAAACCCGCCGTCTACAATGTCATGTCTGAGGATCTTGGCGGTTTCCGCGAGATCATCAAACCAGGTGCGTTCTCGAAAACGCTTCAGGAGCGGAACGTTAAAAGCCTGTGGAACCATGACCCCAACTATGTGCTGGGGTCAGTACGATCCGGGACCATGACGGTTGCTGAAGAAGAGGCGGGGCTGTCGTTCGAGGTATCTCCGCCTGACTCCGTATGGGCCCGCGACATGATGATGAGCATCGACCGCGGTGACGTTGATCAGATGTCGTTCGGATTCAGGACGATCAACGATGACTGGGAGATCCGGACTGTTGATGGCGAAGATATCGTCATCCGCATGCTCATCGAAGCGGAGTTGTTTGAGGTATCGCCCGTAACCTTTCCCGCGTATCCCGATACGTCAGTATCGTTGCGCGACAAGTTCGGTACTGACGACAAGGGAAAAGTGGCCGAGACGCTCAAGGCCATTTCCATAGCACGAGGAATTAAGGCCGACATCCACGATGGAAACACCGCGCCGGGCTCCCCGCCAGTTGATGGCGGCAGTGAGAACCACGCGGCCGCCCACGGAGAAGACGAAGCCGAATCAGGGAAGCGCCTGTGGCGCATGGATCAGATACGAGCGCAGCTGGCTGCGAGTTCGTAACAGGTCCGGGATCGTGCCTGGATTGGTACGATGAATCAACATGCACGGCGTCAAAGGACGCATAGGAGCAGTACATGAATCTTAATGAGATCAAGGATCTGAGGCTCAAGCGCGGCAAGATTGCCGAAGAGATGCAGACGATACTCACCGGGGCTGACAAGCGCGCGCTCACCGCTGAAGAGCGCAGCAAGTTCGACGCGATGGACAAGGAACAGGACGAACTCCGCGGCCGCATCGAAGCCGAAGAGAAGTCCTATTTCCTCGGAGAAGAGCTCCGGGCTTCCGGCCTGGACAAAGCGCCGCTCACGCTGGAAACCGGAGCAAAACCCAAAGACGAAGGCAGGGCCAAAGCCATGCACGAAGCCTTCGTCTCATTCCTCCGCAAGGGGCCTGAAGGCGCTTCCGATGAAGAGCGGAAGCTGCTCATGGAGATGCGCGATTTCTCTTCCGGGACGGGCAACACCGGTGGATATACCGTGCCGGCGGAATTCCTCAAGCGCCTCGAAGTTGCGCTCAAATACTTCGGCCCCATGTGGGATATTTCCGAGATCATCAAAACCGTCAGCGGCGGTTCGATGTCCCTGCCGTCGTTGAACGATACCGCGGTGTCCGGAGAGCTTCTGGCTGAAAACTCCGCAGCCACCTCGGACACGTCCACCCCGTTCGGCACGCTCTCGATCCCGGCGTATATGTACTCGTCCCGCCTCGTGGCCGTGTCTCTGCAGCTCATGCAGGATTCTGCCTTCGATGTGGAGCGCGTCGTCACCGACATGCTCGCAGAGCGCCTGGGCAGGATCACCAATACCCAGTTCACCACCGGCGACGGATCGTCAAAGCCCCGGGGTATTACCATTGATGCGTTCCTCGGCAAGACCGGTACCGCGGGCCAGACCACGAGCGTCATCTACGATGACCTCGTTGACCTGATCTACGCGGTCGATCCCATGTACCGCCGTTCCGGTGCCTGCGCCTGGATGCTCAACGATGCCTCGATCAAGGTCATCCGCAAGCTCAAGGATTCGACCAACCGCCCGCTGTGGGAGCCTTCTGTCCAGGTCGGGCAGCCTGACATGCTGATGGGTTACCCCGTCCGCATCAACAACGACGTGGCCACCATGGCCGTTTCCGCCAAGTCGATACTGTTTGGAGACTTCTCCAAATACAAGATCCGCCAGGTGCTCGATACCCAGGTTGCCCGCATGAACGAGCGGCTCATGGACAAGCTCCAGGTTGGATTCCTCGGATTCCTCCGCGCTGGTGGAGCATTGCTCGACGCGGGTACGCACCCCGTCGTGTATTACGCCAACTCGGCGACCTAAGCTGCCGCGGCGGGAGCTGCAAGACTCCCGCCGCTTTAAGGAGCAAAGAAAGACATGGGAAAGAAACAGATAGTGCAGAGCGCAGAACCTGCAGCCGATCAAATCGCGACGACAGAAGCGGTGGAACCAACCGTGCCAGTGATCATGCTGCAGTGCATGGCGGGGATGGAGCGGACTCTGGAAGTAGGAGCTTGCGTCGAGGTCCCGCAGTATGTCGCTGATGCCTGGGTTGAAGCCGGAATAGCAACCATCAAGGTGCAATGACATGGCGACCGGAGAGTACGCGCTGGTGACATGGGCTGCCCTTGCCGCTGAGTTTGGATACCTGGCAGACGAACAGGCCAAGGTGGAACGCCTCATCGATGCCGCCACTGCGCGCATGGAGATGGAAGCAAAACACAAGATACTCGCCCGCGATTATGCCGGGGTCATCCTCGATGGATCTGGCAGGGATATCTTGCTGCTTCCACAGTTCCCTCTCAACTCCGTACTCTCGGTCCATATCGACACATCAAGAGTTTTTGGCGATTCCACCTTGACCCCGGCGACTGACTACATGATCGACCGTGACGCAGGATTGATCCGGCTATTCTCCGGCACATTCCCTCGAGGCTATGGGGTTGTAAAGATTTCATATAATGCCGGGTACAGTGAAGAGCATGAATTCTATGCAGCCATCGTAGGAGCCTGCAAGGAGCTTGTGCATACCATGAAAACCCGCTGGGCCGGGGGCATCGGAAAGCGGACCGAGACCAACGCCGATGGCATGAGCGTAGGATACGAGCTGGATCTGCCCATGAGCGTGCATGCTGTCATCGAACTCATCAAGAGGCATGACCGATGATCGGCCTTGAAGTTGTCGTCACCGATGGCGTGTCTGATCGCCTGGCCGCCTTTGGGTCAGCGGCCCCGCGCATGCTCGATACGATCCTCCGCATGGTTGGATCTCAGTACCGGGCTGAGCTCAAGAAAAAATACCTGTCCGGTCAGATGCTCGGGCGGAATTCAGGAAGCCTGGTCCGGTCCCTGTACGTCGGGCGGTCACGCGGAAAGAAGCATGTGTACATCGTAGGGAACAAGGCCGTTCGTTCGAAGCAGGACTTCGGAGGCGTAGCCATTGTCCGCCGTGATGCAGCAAGCGTGAAGCTCGCCAACATCTACGAGCACGCAGGCGGCTACACCATCGTTCCAAAAAATAAAAAGGCGCTCATGTTCGTGACGAGTGACGGGCAGATCGTGTTCACCAAGCGCGTGGTTGGTCGTTCGCGGCCGTTCATGTCTGCGAGTGCGCAGGCCTTTGCCTGGCCATCAGCCTTTACCAAAACGACTGACAGGGTCGTCGATGAAGAGTGCAAGAAGATTGGCCTGGGGGTGAGCAAATGACCCGCTCATCGATCGAGCGCGCTGTGGCCGGGCTGTGTGCCTGGCTGGCCGCCAATTACCCGGCGTACGTCACCAGGGCAAATGCGGGCATTACCGGCGTGCAGGCTCCGGCGATCCGCTCGTACAACGCCAGTGACCTGCTCGAGCCTGGCAAGTTCCCGCAGCTCATCGTTACCGGAGGCCCCGTCACGGTCGAGCCCATGGGGCCGCAGACGCAGCGCGTTTCCATCGCGTGCGGCGTTGACATCGGGGTGCAGGCTGCCAACCCGGGAGCGCGCGAGACCATCCTGGCTCGCTACATGGATGCGCTGGTTGATGCCATTGGAGAGAACGAAACGCTCGGAGGGCTTGTGCTGAGCGCGAGCCTCGAGGACCTGGACAAGGATGCAATCCCGTCAGACGGGCGCGGCTTTGTGGTTGCGACCATTCGCCTGACGGATGAAGTGATAACGGAATAAGGAGGCAGAGATATGCCCAGCACGAATGCAGTCAAGGTAACCGCGGGAAAAGAAGCCACCACTGGAATTGCGGTCGCACGCACGGTAGTACTGCCGATCGCGGATCCGGGATCGCTTGACCGAAAGATTGAAAGCGCGCCTGATCCCATCATCATCGGGCGCAACATGCTCGCTGGCGAGTATGCCGTACGTGCCGGGGTAGGGGGCGCGCTTCCTATCACCCCGAGGGCCTGCGCCGGCATGGGGCTCATCCTCAAATCGGCCCTTGGCAGCGAGCTTGCTTCGCCGCCCCTTGCGCTCGGTGCCATCCGCATCAAATACACCGGATCCGCGGCGTCCTGCAAGATCGCCCTCAACGGCTCGGCGGACACGATCACGGCATCCATCGGCGCGCTGGGAGCAGAGGCGCCCGACGCCGCATTCGGCACGGCTGGTGTCATTACCCTGTCGGCAATCGCCAATGATACCATCGCGGAACTCGTTGCGCTGATCGACGGCTATGCCGACTACGAGTGCAAGCTGGTGTTTGGTACGGGATCGGCGACCATAGATTCTGTCATTACCACCGCAACCATGCAGGCCAAGGGCAAGGATGCTCTGATCATACTGACCGGAGCGGCTACCGGTGCGTATGCGCACCGGTTCCAGAACGACGAGACCTACACCAACGGCGAGCCTACGCCGAGGCCAGCCATGACTATCCAGATGGACGGCTATGGCGACAACTACGTCCAGGCCGGGCACGTCGTCGACCAGCTCTCCCTCTCGGGCGCGCTCAAGGATTTTCTTAAAGGCGACGTCACGCTGCTCGGCATGAGCGAGTCAGGCAGCGCCGTGGCCAGCGTACTCACGATGGAAGATGCCGCGCCGCTCAACTTCGCCGATGCCCTCACGGTCATTGACGGTATCGACTACACCTACGTGCGGGACGTTTCGGTCAAGCTTTCGAACGGACACCGCGACGACGGCTACGCACAGGGATCCCTGGACCGCGCGTACCATCAGCGCGGCATGTTCGCTTTCGAGGGCGACATGACCATCCGGCTTGATGCCACAGCTCTGGCCATACGTGCCAAGGTTGAAACCGGCGCGCGCGGATCCCTGCTGTTGGTATTCAAGGGCAAAGCGCTCGGAGCGCTCGGCGCGTACGAAGCCATGATCATCGAGGTGCCGTACGTCAAATTCTCCACGGCCGAACGCAGCGCCAACTCAGGCCAGTTTGACATGAAGGTCAACTGGAAAGCGCTGTCGCCCCTGGGCACACAGTACGACAGCCCCGTGACCGTGTGGCTGTTCACCGACGACGCGGCGGTGTACTGATGGCCAAGGTAAACTGGAAGGTCGCGTCGAACCGGCGCGTGATCGGCGACTGGGTATCGCTCGCCAGCCTCGACGGCGTCGATGCCAGGATCAAGCCGCGCAAGTACAGCCAGGCCGGAGCGGACGAGATCAACGCCTGGGCGGTGCAGCGCCAGGCGCGCATGAAGCGCGAGACCGTGCGAGCCCTTGTGGAGCGCGATAAAAAAGCTGAAGAAGACTCGGAGGTCACCGCGCTGCGCGATGACGCGATCCTGGACGTGCTGGCCAACGCGGATCCGGAAATGCTCAAGCAGGCGCACTACATGAGCCTCATCATCAAGCATGGCGTTGCCGAGTACGACTTTGGCGACGAGTCCGGCGCGCCTGATGACGCATGGATTGCGGCCGTGCTGGACGACATCGTGCTGGCCGGCGAAATCCTGGCCGCCGTGCAGGGATTCAACCGCCCTTTATCGAAACCGACGTCCGACATATCCGAGACGTCGCCGAGTGGACCTTCAAAGGAGTAGCGTACAGCGAAGAAAGCGAGGGGTTCCCTGACGGGGATGACCCGTACGCGATGCAGGAAGCGTGGCGGCCATGGGTGGTCGAGTGCATCGACATGATAGATGGCAAGGGCACGCAGCGGCACTGGAAGTACCAGGGCGGCTATGCGGACCAGCCCGCGGTTGACCTGGTGATTTACCGAATCATCAGGGCGCGCTGGGTTGAAATGGTAAACGAGCGGATGAAGGCGGAGGCCGGGCTATGAGCAGCGTAACGGTTGAGATAAAAGGCAAAGAAGACGTTTCGACGCATGCTAAAAAAGCCGGTGGTAGCCTGCGTGACCTTGTCCAGGAACAGAATAATATGGTCAAGGGATTTGCTACTGCAGCCGTTGCAGGCGCTGCGGTCGTCGGTGCCATCCGGCAGATCGCGCAAACGGTCGACGAGTGCGTCACATCCTTTGCCGAGAACGAAAGGGCTGCCATTGCCTTCAATGCCGCGATCGCGCAGTCAGGAACAATTTCTGCCGGAGCGGGAAACGGGCTTGCCCAGTTCGCTGACCAGATCGCAGCCATGACCGGTGAAACAGGCGAGTCAGTACAGAGCATGGAGACGTTGCTCGTCACGAGTGGCCGCACTGAAACCGAAGTCAGAAAGCTCATTGCTGCCGCGGTGGACATGAGCGCTGCCACGGGCAAAGACCTTCGCACGTCCGTCGAGGAATTAAACAAAACATTCAGCGGTACCGAGGGCCGCATGGGCCAGCTCATACCGGAACTGCAGAGCTTGACCAAAGAGCAGCTTATTGCGGGCGATGCCATCGATATCGTTGCCGCCAAGTATGAAGGCATGGGAGAAGCCCTCCAGGACTCGGCGGATGTCTCGATCAAGAACTACCAGAACGCCATGGACGATCTCAAGGCGTCGCTCGGCGGCCTCATCAGCCTCGGGCTTTCGCCGCTTCGCGGCTGGCTGACC